CACTGGTGGATCCCGACATGACCGATCCAACCTCAGTTCCCAAGGCGGTCGTCGCGGCGCTCACGCCGATCTTCGGAGTGAACGTCTACCCGAAGATCGCACCGGACGGCACGCTCCCGCCCTTCGCCATCTACGGAGGCGTCGGGCACACCCCCGAGGTCACACTGTCGGACGGGATTCCGATAGAGTCCGAGCGGGTGCAGATCGACGTGTACGCCGAAGGGTACTTGGAGGCTCGGACGCTCGCACAGTCGGCGATCGACGCGATGCTCGCGATTGCAGCGCCGATCGTGGTCGTGCCGCTCGAGACGAAGCAAGAGGTGTTCGACGGAGAGGTGAAGCTCTACCGGAGCACTCAGGATTTCAACATCTGGCAACCTAGGAGCTGAGCATGACTTCCACGGCAATCACCGCCCAGGGCGCAACCCTCAAGGTCAATAGCAGCACGTCGGGCGCAAAGACCATCACGGCCGCCGCAGTCGGCAACCCGACCATCTTCACGTCCAACGCGCACGGCCTCAACAACGGCGACGTTGTCACGCTGGCGGCTCTGGTCGGAACGATCTCGGCCATGAACGGGTTGCAGGCCGTCGTGACCAACAAGACCGCGAACACCTTCGCCGTCAATTACGACTCGACCGGCCTGGCGTACACGAGCGGCGGCACGGCGACCCCGGTCACCTGGACGAAGGTTTCGAACGTCCGGTCGTTCACCGCGTTCGACGGATCCGCGGCCGACATCGACGTGTCGAACTTCGACAGCACCAGCAAGGAGTTCCTGATCGGCCTGCGCGACAACGGCACGTTCGCGGCCGAGGTCGATTACGACCAGGGTGACGCCGGCCAGCTCGCGTGCATCGCGGCGCAGGCGTCCCAGGCGAAGAAGCAATTCCAGCTCACGCTGCCGGACACGCATGTCGCGACGTTCAACGGCTACGTGAAGAAGGCGGGCCTGAACGCCGGAGTGGACGCCTCGAACAAGCGTCCCATCGAGATCCGCATCACGGGTGACGTGACCTGGACCTGATTGACTGAGCCTGGCGGCGGCCGGGAGCTAGACGGAGACGACTGTGGGCCTACTTACGAAGCAACAGATCCTGAACGCACGGGACATCCAGACCGAGGATGTCCCTGTCCCAGAATGGGCCGATGCCGAGAGCGGCAACGACACCGTCCGCGTTCGCACACTCACCGGCCGCGAGCGCGACCGGTATTCGACGTCCCTGGTGTCGAAGGACGGGAAGAACAGCCTGGACCTGAACGACATGATGGCGAAGCTCGTTGCGGCCTGCGCCATCGACGCGGACGGCACGAAGCTCTTCGACCACCCTGCCGAGGTCGAGGCGCTGAGCCAGAAGAGCGCCGTGGCGCTGGCGCGCGTGCACGCGGTAGCGCAGCGGTTGAACGGCATGGCCGAAAACGCCCTGGAGGTGCTAGCAAAAAACTCCGAAGCCGGCCAACCCGGCTCTTCGCCTTCGACCTCTGCGTAGCCCTGGGGCGGCTCCACCCCGACGAGCTCCTGGACGAGCTGACGTCACCGGAGCTGTCGGAGTGGATGGCATACGCGATGCTGCGCGGGCTGCCGGAGAGCCGAGCGGACTACCGCATCGGCACCCTGGCGGCGCTGCTCACAAACATCCATCGCTCCGAGGGTGTCGATCCGATCATGCCGAGCGACATCATCAAGACGCTGGCACCGGACGAGAGCGAGGCGAAGGACGAGAAGGAGTTGGAGCCGGTTGACCCGAAGGTGGTATCGGCCACGTTGAAGCGAATGTTGGGAGGGAACGATGGCACTCGGTAATCTGGTCGTTGAACTCAGCGCCAACATCGCCAAGTTCGAGAGTGACCTCCAGCGTGCGGTCGGCGTAGCGAACAAGAACCTGGGCGGCATCGCGGCCGCCGCCAAGACGACGGCCACGGTGCTGACCGGCCTGGCCTCAATCCTGGCGAGCCGCGCGGTGCTGAACTTCGCGGAAGACCTGGTCACATCAACGGCGCGCCTGGGCGAGCTCTCCAAGAGCACCGGCCTGTCGGTTACGGCGATGTCGGCGCTGACCAACGTCGCCAAGCAGACGGGCGGCGACGTCGAGAGCGCGGCGATGAGTTTCGACAAGATGCAAAAGCTCGCCTTCCAGGCGGCGGGCGGCTCCCAGGCGGCCAAGAACGCCTTCAACGCAATCGGTGTCAGCGCCGATGAGCTGACGCGCGGCCTGGCCGAGCCGGACAAACTGCTCCTGACTGTGGCACAGCACCTCGAGCAGTACCGCGACGACGGCAACAAGACCGCCGAGATGCAACTCCTGTTCGGCCGAAGCGGCGCGCAGCAAGCCGAAATGCTGGCGCGCATCGCGACAGAGGGGTACTCCGCGGCAACCGCCACCGCGCGCGAGGCCGACGAGGCGCGGCGGCTGAACGAGGAAATGAACCGCACCGCCACCGACATCAAGTCGGGGTTCGTGGGCGCGCTCACGTCGATCACGCCCGTCCTGCGGGTGTTCGGCGTCGGAGTCATCGCGACGTTCGAGTGGATCTGGCTCCAGATCAAGTACGGGTGGGAGCTCATGTGGGCCAACCTAGGCGACGCGGCGCTCACCCTGGGCGGCAAGCTCATATCGAAACTGCCTGGCCAGGCGGCGGCCCAGGCGGCGGCTGCGATGCAGGCGGCGGGCTCCGGGGCGAGCACCGCGAAACTTCGGCAGGACCGCGCCGACGCCCTGGCACAGAACCGCCGCGTGATGGACCAGGCGGTCGCCGACATGGACCGCGCGTTGCACGGGCCAGGCGTACAGCTCCCGGACCAGCGCCGCGCCATCGCGCCCCCGCCCGGTGCGGGCGCGGCGCGCCTGGCCAAGATGCAGATGACGGAGTTCGTGCGGTCAATCACCGACGCGGTGAAGGCCGAGGAACAAGCCTACAAGCTCGTCAGCGGACAACTCGACGAGGACTACGCCAACGGCCTCACGTCGCTGGCGGACTACTCCACCGAGAAGGTCGATGCGCTGACGGTTGCCAACAACGCCACGCTCGCGCTCTACGACCGCGAAATCGCCGGCCTGCAGAAGTACATCGCGGCCCAGACGGATGCGCGCGCCAAGGAGCAAGGCATCGCGGACCTCAAGATCGCGATCGACAACCGCGCGGCGGCCGCGTTGAAGGGCCAGGAGAACGAGCTCGCGCTGCGGAAGGAGTTGCAAAAGACCGGAGCCGACTATTCGAAGATCCTGACAGACCTGGACATCAAGTACGCGACGGTCAACGGCGACACGGCGGCCGCCACCGCGCTCCAGATTGCGCTGGAGGACGGGCACCTCCGAGCGGCCCTGGCGGCGAACGGCCAGGCTGATGCGCTCGCGAAGCTCGACAAGGTAGAGCAGGACCGCCGGCTGCACGCGGCCCGCGACCCGGTCTCCGGCATCACCCGCGCGATCCAGGACTACGTCAAGAACGTCGGCGACCTGGGAAAGCAGACCGAGGCGCTGACGACCAACATGCTGAACGGCATGACCGACGCGCTGGTGAAATTCGTGACCACCGGCAAGCTCAGCTTCAAGTCGATGATTGACTCGATGATCGCGGACATCGCGCGCCTGGTGATCCAACAGCAGATCAGCGCGCCGATCGCCAGTTGGATCGGGGCGGGCATTAGCTCCCTCGGGTCGACGTTCTCGGCCGGCGGCGGGGAAGCGGCCACGGCGGCCTTCGCGACGGGCGGCTCGTTCAACGTGGGCGGCGCACAAGGCGTGGACCAGAACATCGTCCGGTTCCGAGCGACGGCTGGTGAGACGGTGACGGTGACGCCGCGCGGATCCCAGGGACGCGGCGGCCTGGTATTCGCGCCGGTCTACAACATCGACTCGCGCGCCGACCGAGCGCAGATCCGCTCGGACATGGACCGCATCAGCCGCAATCACATTCAACAGCTATCCGAACAGCTCCTGCGCTACAACGAAGGGCTCAGGGTCTAGCCCATGACCGACCTCGTCATCCCGGCCGGCATCGTCCCGAACGAGGTCGAGTTCACCCTGGCCGACTTCTCGGGCGTGTTCGTATCACCGACCAGCGGTGCGACCCGCACCGTCTCGCGCGGCCAGCGGTGGAACTGCGCGCTGCGCTATTACAACCTGATCGGCGACGCCAGGCGGCAGATGGCCGCGTTCGTGGCCGCGTGCCGTGGACACTCGAACCGGGTCTGGCTCTATGACAAGAGCAGCCCATGCCTGGGTTCGTTCCCTGACGACGAGATACTGGTGAACTCCACCTGGGCGAACGGAACGACCGGCTGGACGGCCGGCGGGAACTTCGTACTGTCAGCGCGCTCTGGGAGGGCGCGCGCCAGGCGCACCAGCGTCGGCGCAGGGGCAATGCTCTCCCAGGCGATTGCCGGAACCAACGGGCTCCCATATGCCTTCCGCGGCATCCTCAAGGCGTCCCCGGCCGGAGACGAGACCGGGGTCATGGCGTACATGAACAACGGCGGCGCTGCGGGCACCGCCTTCGGGGCGGGCGGCGGCCTGGCGATCAACGCGGGCCTGGCCAACGGCACGGCGGGCGTCGGCTTCTACAACAACCGAGGGGCCGAGGCGGGCGGCCAGTTCTACGACATAGCCTTCGCGTCGTTCCAACGGTGCGGGCTGATCGACGCCAGCGGCGGCTCGCCGAGCGGGAGCAGCGCCAAGCTCAAGAACCTGCCGGCCTCGACGAACGGCCTGGCGCTCGCCGGCGACATGGTCAGCATCATGGGCGAGCTCAAGCGCCTGGTCCAAGACCTGGACAGCGACTCTGGCGGCGGCGGCTACCTGCTCTTCGAGCCGGCGCTGCGCTCCGTGTCGCTGCCGGATGCGACGCCGGTCATCTTCGGGCAACCGCTCGGGCGCTTCGTGCTGGACGGTGACGTGCACCAGGTCTCGAGGCCGGGGACGTTCTCGGACTTCGAGCTGACCTTCATCGAAGCATGACCCGGATCGTCAACAACGCGAACGCGGTGGAGCTGGCGAAGGCGTCGTGCATCAGCGTCACGCTGTTCTACTTCGACTTCGCGAGCGGCGCGATTTACCTGTGTGACGGCCTGAACGACGTCGTCTACAACGGCAACACCTACGCAAGCCTCGGCGAGGTCGGCAACATCGGAGGCGTCGAGGAAGAGCTCACCACCCTGGCGCGGCCGCTGACGATCACAGCCTCGGGCTGCGACCAGGCACTCATCAACATCGCGCGCACGCAGGTCTACCAGAACCGCGAGGTCATCCTGTACCTCGGTTGGCTGGACCAGGCGACGCTCAAGCTCGTCGCCAACCCGGAGGTCTGGTGGGAAGGGCGCATGGACTACATGACGCTCGCGATCGAGCAAGGCAAGGGAACGATCACGCTGAACTGCGAGCACCGGCTGCGGCGTGAGCCGCGCTACGCACGCTACACCGACGCCGACCAGCAAGGGCTCTACCCTGGAGACACGGCGTTCTCGTTTACGAAGGACGTCGCGGGCTTCGTCTCCGGGTGGGGAGACAACAAGGTCGGTTACAGCGGCCCGTCCACGACCTACACGCCAGGGCGCTCCCCGGTGCCCGGCAAATACTACGGGCCAGGCTGATGCGCCGCGCCGACTGGGTTCCGCGGTTGAATGCCGAGCTGGAGGCGGCGACCGAGCAGACCTTTGAGCTCGGGCGCTTCGACTGCGCCACGTTCACGGCCAGGTGCATCGACGCGGTCGTTGAGGGCTCAGCCCGGGAAGCAGAGATCCGTGCCGCGTGCCACGACGCGCGCTCCGCGCTGCGGTTCCTGGAGGCCGAGGGCGGTCTCGAGGCGGCGACGACGAAGCGCCTGGGTGAGCCGGTGAGCTGGTGGCACATGCGGCGCGGCGACATCTGCCTGGTGGAAACGGAGGACGGGCCCGCCCTGGCGGTCTGCATGGGTGCCGTCGTCGCGGCACCTGGCAAGCTCGGCATCATCACGCGGCCGCAGTCGGCGGCGCTCAAAGCCTGGCGGGTGGACTGATGCCTCAACTGGCCATCATCCCGTTCATCATCAAACTGGTGATCGTCATCGCGGTCTCCAAGATCGCGCAGCACCTGACCTCGCAGAGCCCAAAGCTCCCGACGCTGAACGCCTCACAGTCGGTGGAGTACTCGGGCACGGTCGAGCCGCGCCGCATCGTCTACGGGCTGAACCTGGTCTCGGGGATGAACGCGATCCCGCCCTGGTGCCACGGCATCAACAACGACTACCTCGACCAACTCCTGGTGCTGGCCGGGCACGAGGTCAACGCGGTCACGGACATCTACTTCGGCCAGACGCTCATCGCGTCGGCGAACATTTCGGCCATCACGGGCTCGGCGAACGACGGCCTGGTGACGAGCGGCCGCTATGCGAACTACGCCTGGATCCGGCGCTACACGGGCGCAGCGTCGCAGACGGTGGACTGGATCCTGAACCATCAGTGGGCGGCCTGGGACGCCAATCACAAGTTCCTCGGGAACGCCTACGTGGCGCTCTCGTTCAAGTACGACTCCGGAGTCTATTCCCAGGGGAAGCCGAACCCGATCCGCGCGCTGGTGCAAGGCAAGAAAATCTACGACCCGCGCCTGGACACGACGCCTGGCGCGAACCCAACCAACCCGTCCTACATCCAGTATTCGAACAACCCGGCGCTGGTCATCACCGATTACATCTGTGACGGCTACCTGGGAGTCGGGGAAACGCCGACGCGCATGGACTGGGCCTCGGTGGTGACGGCAGCGAACCACTGCGACGAGCTCGTCAACATCCCCGGCTCGCTGACGCAGAAGCGCTTCACCTGCAACGTGATCCTCGATTGCTCGGCACCCTACGAGGACAACCTCAAGCTCCTGGCCCAGTCGATGCTCGGCAGCGTGCTCTACAGCGGCGGCCAGTGGCACCTGCTCGCCGGCACCGCCCAGGCGTTCACGTTCACGCTGACCGACGATGACCTCGCCGGCAAGCTCGAAGAGCGCGGCGCGATTCCCTACAAGGACCGTTACAACGCGGTCCGCGGCCAGCTCATGGATGCGTCGAACTTCTATCAGCCGATGGAGTACCCGCCCTACCGCGTGACCGCAGACGAGACGACGGACGGCGAAGGGCCCATCTGGCACGACGCGAATTTCCAGTGCTGCACCGACCAGTGGGAGGCGCAGCGCAACTCGATCATCACTCAACGCCTGGGACGCCGGAAGCGGCGCTGGACGGGAGACTTCGGGCCGAGCGTGTTCCCGGTGCGCCCTGGTGAGTGGGGCTACCTGAACAACAGCGAGTGGGGACTCTCGTCGCAGCCGGTGCGCTGCGTCTCCTGGCGCGCGCAGACGAACGGGATGATTACGCTGACGCTCGACGAGTGCGGAGCGTCCGACTTCAACGATCCGGCGGTAGGCGTCTACCAGAATCCCACCGCGATCGTCGGGCCGCCGCCCGTGGGGTACATCCCGCAGCCGGTCACCGGCCTGGGCAACGCGGCGGTCCCAGGCGGAATCCAGTTCGCATGGCAACTGCCGAGCGTCTGGTACAGCGCGCTGAACGTGGAGCTCCTGGAGGCGGCGTCCAACAACATCGCGGGCGCGTCGGTCGTCTGGAGCGGCATCAACACGGGCACGCTCCTGCAACGCGCGGACCAGGTGACGCGCTATTACTGGGTGCGGGTCCGCAACACGATCGGGAACACCTACTCCGACACGAATCCTTCCGGCGCGACCTCGGGCATGAGCGGGGCGGCCGCCCTGGCGGCGGCGGCGGGAGCGACGCGCAACGTGACGTCCTACGCCTCGAGCGCGCCAGGTTCGCCGGGTAACGGCGATATCTGGGTGGATACGAGCGTCAACCCGAACGTGACGCGGATGTATATCGGCGGCGCGTGGTACTCGGCGGCGACGAACGTCTCGAACACGAACCAGCTCACCGATGGCGCGAACCTCGGCGGCACGGCCATCTGGCAGTACATAAGCGGCACCGGCAAGGCTGGAGACTTCGCAACGGCTGGCAAGTCGCTGGTCCCCCCGGTAGACAACTGGTACCGAAGCACGCAGCCGATCGTGACGCTCACGGACGGCAAGGTCGGCGCGACCGCGTTGCAGCTCAACGGCGGTGCGGGCTATCCGAACTCGATTAATTTCGTTCCGATCGACTGGAGCAAAAAATACCGCGTCAAGTTCTGGGCGCGCTACGGCGGAGGGAACACGGTCGGGCGGCTCTACTTCTCGCTGCGCCAGAGTACAGATGCGATCGGGACATGGTGCGCTGGCAACGGTGGACGCGCGCCCTACAAACCGAGCGGAATCGACCCTCCCGGTCACGACGCGCTGTTCGGAAGCTACGGGCTGTGGGGCGAGTATTCCTACGTCTGGGACGTGAACGATTGGCAAACGGGGATGCACTGCGTCCAGCCTGATTTCCTCGACAACTATCCCGGCGCGTCGGGCTTCTGGCAGGTGCAGGGCTTCGTCTTTGAAGAGGTCACTGACGCGATCCTCGCTGATACTCCGACGCTGATCGCGCGCGGGGTCGGTCACAAGCTCATCGCGCCGAACGCAGTCGATCGCCCGACTGGCGGCGGAACGTGGGATGCCGATTGCTTCTCGCAAGAGGGTTATGCCTACGGGGCGTTTTGCTCGTTCAAAGCATTCCCCAACAGCGCGCAGAGCTACGCTTCAGGCTATTACATGGCTGGCCTGACGCGGACTCCGCAGGCCGACATGAGCTACGCCTCTGTCGATTTCACTTGGTATCAGTCCGGCAGCGGAACGCTCTACATCTATGCGCTCGGCGCGTCGCAGGGGAGTTTCGGAACCGCGGCGAACGGCGACGTCCTCGCCGTCGTCTATGACGGGACTTACGTGCGCTGGCTCCAGAACGGGACCGTCAAGTACACCTACGGCCCGTGGGTCACGACGTCGCCGCTTTACTTCGATTGCTCGAACGTCTCCGCGATGCTGACCAACATCCGCTTCGGTCCGATCTCCTTCTCCGCTTACAACACGAATCAGCTCACCGACGGCGCGGGCCTCGGCACGACAGCGACGTGGGGCGGCGTCAGCGGCACAGGCAAGCCCGCGGACAACGCGACCAAGAACACGCTCTACATTCAGTCGAGCGCGCCGGGCGGCGCGACGAACGGGGACCTGTGGTTCGACACGACGAACAACGCGTGGAAGGTCTACAGCGGCGGCTGGACGCTCGCGTCGGACATCACGGCGAGCAAGACGGCGGCGGCGATCGCCGGGCAGGGGGCGCTCGCGACGCTCGGCCCCGATGGGACGACGATCACGACGAGCGGTGGAAGCATCCTCATCGCGACCGGTGGCGTGAGCACTCCGAAGATCGTCGACCACGCCGTGACGGACGGCTCTGCGACGGTGCTCTCTAGCGGAACGCTGATGGGGAATAACGCCTACAGCTCGATCATGAGTGCGCCGTCGTACACTCCGGCGACGACTGGCGACATCATGATCGACGTGGGGCCGATCGCGTGGTGCGGCAGCAATTCCAATTTCAAGTTCCGGCTGAAGCGCGACAGCACCGTGCTGCTCGAATGGCCCGGCGCGTCGCCACAGTTCGGGGTGTCGCCGGGATCGGTCTGCTCGGCGACCGTGTGCCCCGCGCAGTACATTGACACGCTGCACTCGACGGCCGCGCGCACGTACAGCCTCGAAGCGTATGCAACGAACACGACCACGCAGTGCCAGCCGGGGACGTGGATCAACATCCGGGAGCTGAAAAAGTAATGCCGATCCCCTTCGTCATCTATGACCCGGCGAGCGGGCGCATCCTGCAGACGGGGATGAACGGCAGCGTCGAGCCGGTGCTGCTCGAGGGCGATCCGCGCGTGTTGCTGAAGACAGACGACGCGGTCGATGGCCCCACCAACTACATCGCGGCCGGCGTCGTCACGCCACGGCCCGCGTGCCCAGTCAGTGCGTCGCTCGCGGGGAAGGTGCTGACGCTCTCAGGCGTTCCCTTAGGGGCCGTCGTGACGGTGCGCGGCCCGATCGACGCGGACGTAACGCAGGACGCTGCGGATGGCGGCCTTCAGCTCACGTTCCCGGCGGGCGGGAAGTATTTCGTGCGCTGCGACCCCTTCCCCGCGCTGCCGTGGGAGACGATGCTCGACTTATGAAGATCGTGACGCTACCCGCAACGGCCGACCAGCAGCGCATGATCGACGCACAATCGAGCGCGATCCTCCAGCAGCTCATCACCGCGACGCCGGATCAGGTCGACGCGTGGCTGGCGGCGCACGTCACCGACCTCGCTTCAGCACGCACCGTATTGAAAGCGCTGGCGCTTGGCCTACGCTACGTGTACCTCAAGGAGACGCCGTGATCGAACTCACCATCAAGGATCGCTCGCTGCACCTGACCGAGATCCCGGCCGGCGCGACCGTGCGGCTGCTCGGCGACGGCGACACGAACACCATCAAGAATCAGACCGCTGACGGAGACTTCGAGCTGGAGTCCCCGTGCTACGGGCGGTTTATGCTGCTCGTGCTCTACACCCACGGAGACTACACCGCGACGCTGTTCCGGCAGCACTTCGCGCTCGTGGACCCGGCAGGTGAGAAGGTCGCGACGCCTGATCCGAACGCGATCGTTCCACCGAAGCCCTGAGCGCGGAGCTGGCGATGCTCGAAGACGAGGACGAGCGGCACCACATTCGGATCCGGCAGCTCGCGGACTTCACGCCGGTCCTGACGCTCGCCGCGATGCTGATCGGCGGCCTGACGTGGGGAATCAAAATCGAAGTGCAGCACTCCGAGGACCGTACTCATTGGAATACGGACATGACCGCGTTGCGCGATCGCGTGAAGACGCTCGAAGATCGCACACCGGGCGACAGCGTGATGGCAGAGCAGCTCCGTCAGCTCCGCTCTGAAGTCGAAGAGATGAAGACCGACAATCGCACGCTGCACGCGAAGGACGTCGAGATTCTCGACCGGCTCGTGAACTGTGAGAAGGTGCGGCGATGACCGATCCCGCTGAGCAGGCGACGCGCTCGAAGATCATCCTGGGATGGATCTACTGGGGCCTGTACCAGACACTCGCGTCGTTCGTGATGGTTATTGGTTGGCTGGCGCTGCTCCTGCCGGCCGCGTGCCACGCCTGGCACGACCGCCCGAGTCGAACCGTGCACTACCCCGGCACCGTCGCGGCCTGGGATCCGATCTTCACGGCGATGACGGGTGGGGTGGCGGGGTGCGCCCTGGGGCTGATTCTGGGTGGCGGGTGGGCGATCGCGCTCGCGCTGCTCGGGGCGATATCAGGCGCGGTGGGATTGTGGGACAACGAAGAGGACGGCGTCACGGGGAGCAAGGCGTACCGCGCCGCGCACGATAAGCTCCCTCTGTGGCTCATCGCCTACATCTGGAGCGCCTGGCGTAACTCCGACAACGACTTTCGGTTCCTGCCGCTCGCGTTCCTGGTGATCGACGCGAAGCAGATCGTCGTGGACGCAGGGACCACCCGCACCGTCATCGCGCACGGTTGGCGGCAGTACGTTCTCTACCATCCGAAGTGGCTGCCGGTCGTGCTGCGCGCCGGCTGGCTCATCAATCCCGACGCGGCCAGTGGCGACTACGCCTGGCCGGTGGCTGGAATCCTTTGAAGGGGAACCCCCTGGCGGCTCGGAGGCCCGAGCCGGCCGCCAGGGGAGTTCGTGCGGGGCGTTGACGCGTATTGGGTGCACCCCGATTGACAGATGATAGCAAAAGTGTTTCAACGGGTTGCGACTGGAGAATGACGTGCCTTCCCGCGAACTGACGGACCTCCACCCGGACATACAACCCTGGGCGCGAGCGTTCCTTGCGGCGGCGACCCAGGCCGGCATTCACCCCCTCATCGTCTGCACCTACCGCAGCGACCTGGAACAGGACCAGACCTACGCCTACGGGCGCACGACGCGCAGCCCGGTCGGCCCCTGGTCGGAAAAGCAACCGCTCGGCGCGATCCTCACGAAGGCGCGCGCCGGCCAGAGTGCTCACAACTGGGAGGTCGACGGCAAGCCGGCGGCCCTGGCGCTCGACGTGTACCCGACGATCGGCGGCAAGCTCGTGACCGTGGCCGGCTCGCCACTGTGGCAACAGCTCGGCCGCCTGGGAATGCTGGCGGGCTTTGAATGGTACGGGCTCCCAGGAGCGCCCTTCCGCGAGATGCCGCACTTCCAGCACCCGAAGTTCCACGAGTGGATGGAGGCGCGCACCAGCGAGGCGGCGGCCCTGGTGAGGGTACAGGCGTGACCTGGTTCCTGATGGTGTGCGGGTGGGCGATGCACTGGCTGCACACCGTCATCAAGGTGCGGGCCGCCGCCAAGGACGCAGGCAAACCCGAGCCGTCGCTGTGGGGCTACTGGACCGCCGACCCGTACACCCTGGCGCTATCGATCCTCGGGCTCGTCGTCTGCTATATCGTGATCCCGTATGCGGCCCAGTCGTGGCCGCAACTCGCGGCGGCGATCGGTCAGACCCAGGGCCAGCCGATGAACCTGATGACGGCGTTCCTGGGCGGCTACGTGTCACCGTCCTTGGCCGACCTGATGGGCCGGCGCGTCGCGGCGATGATGCAATGAGCGACGACCCTCACGCGGTTCCAGATGTCAGCCGGCACGGATCGTGGCGCGAGCACCGCGCCCCGGACATCGAGCTCGGGTCCGACCACGCACTCTGGTTTATTGGGTGGCGGCCCGAACGCGACCTCAACCCGCAGTACGACGGCATCCCAGACGTTCCGCGGTTCGGCGCGAACGTCGAGCACCTGAAGCCGGATGGCCGGCTGTGCATGGCGTGCATCCATTTCGACACGCCCGAGGTGCGCGCCGTCGAAGAAGCCTCGAAACGTCAGTCTGAGAAGTTGGGGTTCCAATACCACGAGTATCCGCGCTGGCAGGTTCACTCCTGGGAGCCGCTGACAATCTCCCCGTCGCTGCTCTGCTCATGCGGAGACCACGGGTTCATTCGCGAAGGGAAGTGGGTGAAGGCATGACGCTGACAGACCTGATCCCGGGAGCCGCCACTGCGAAGGTCATCGGGATCGTTGTTGCGGCGGCCGCGCTGTTCGGCGGCGGCTGGTACGTGAACGGCGAGCGCCTGGCGGCGAGCTACGGCAAGCAAGAGATCAAGGACGAGCAGGCGCGCGCGGCGCTGCTCGAGGGACAGGTGAGGATCGCGGCGAACGCCCTGGAGGCGGCGACCGCGACGTTGAAGGGAGCGACGACCGCCTATGAGACCGCCCACGCCGACCTTGAGAAGTACCGCGACAGCATTGGCGCTCGCTACGCTGGCGTGCGGCTGTGCCGCGTCGAACCCGCAGCCGGAGCCGGGCCCCCTGGCGCTCCCGCCCCAAGCACCAGCGGAGATCATGGGCCCGATACCGGAGCAGTGCTTCCTGACGCGACTGGACCTGATCTTGCAAGTCTCGCCGCCGACGCAGAAGGGCTGCGCCAACGTGCCTACCTCTGCCGAGCCTACGGCCAGGCGGTAGCCGACTGGACCGCCCGCATGAAGGCCGGGCAAGCGGCGTTAGGCCCGCATTAGGAGCCGCCTGGGCGGCGCGCCCGAGCCAGGTACTAACCCCCGTGTCCCAGGGCGAGCGCAGCCTGGCGGCCAGGCGGCGGGGCCGGCGGCCCCTTTAAGCACCCCTCGACCCAGACGAGCGCCTGGCCGGACTCGACATGCTTGGGGGAGACCCGCAGCACTCGCCAGCCGGCGAGTATCGCTTCGGCGTACTTGACCATCGTCTCTTCGATGTACGCGCCCCGGTTGTGGCCGCCGTGGACGTGCAGGCCGCCATCGACCTCCACCGCGAATCGGTGCTCGACCCAGGCGAGGTCGAAGCGCCATTGTCTCGTATGGTGAAACCGAAACTCCCGGACGGGGTTCGGCAATCGCGCGAACGCGCAATGCTTGGCGAGCGCCCCCGGCCAGTCGGTCGGGGGGCGTCGCTTCTTCTTCGGTAGCAACGGTAGGAGCGAGGCGGC